TACCGCAGCCCCGAACGCACTAAGGTCTTCGCCCGGTCTTAGGTATCTCTTAGGGTTTTCGTTAGCTAGTCGCTCGTTTAAGTCCGGTAGGCCGCGTTCCTTCGCGTATTCCTCATAAGTACGGGCTTTCGTGTAAATCCGTTCTCCGAACTTCTCCGTACTATCTCCGGCGCCCCGTGCTATGCGCTCCCTGGTACTTACGCCCAGGTAGTTAACATACGGCGTCCAGCTGCAGCGACAATTAGGGTGATTCGGGATACGTTCGCCAGCCCTGGCCGGGTTTTCCGGCGTATCGTAATCTAGCGGGTATATCTTGCCGTCGTTCTTCGCATCTTTGGCGGCTGTGCGACTGTCTAGCGTAGCGTTCCAGCGTTTACCATCTAGTACATCGGCGTTCTGCATGTAAAGGTTATTAGCGCCCTGGGCTGCTGCCCTGTTTAATTCGGTACGGGCCAGCCTTACCGAATTGTAGTACCCTTCCTGGGCCGTAGCCTGTATCGTTCGGGCCGTTTGGTTCCAGCCCCAGCCTTCTACAGCTGCCTTACCTACTGCTTGGTACATTTTCGAAGCTAAGTACGTCGTACTGCTTCGTATCCGTTCGCTGTAGGTGGCGCCGTCCGGTAGCCAGGGATTTGCTAAGACGCCCAGTACCTGGTTTTCTGTAACCAAAGGTACGATAGTCTGTATTTCTAGGGCCTGCTCTAAGGCGAAGGCCTGGTAGTAGTAGCTGTTCGTGTACTGGTACGCCAGGTTATTACCTAGCTTAGTGTTTAACGGGTCTACAATACCGCCCAGTACGCGGGATATTTCGCCTTTTAATTGCTCCAGACGGCTTATTCCGTACTGCATGGTCTTAAGTTTGTCTTCGCTTAGCTTGCCCTGTCCGTCGGAATACAGCCTAAAGAGGTCTTTTATTTGGGCGGCCAGTCGCTTTTCGGCCCGCTGCCATACCGGGGCCAGCTCCTTAGCGTATTTTACGTGCCTGGCGTCCAGTATTGCCCGGTAACGCTCCGTATATCCTTCCAGGTCTTTCTGCATGCGGGCGGCTACTGCTGCGTCTAGCTCCGGGTCAGATCCCGGCGTAAACTTAGCCATAAACTAGCCCCCTTATGCGCCGCTTCCAGCGCCTGTATTGCCGAATTCCCCACCAAATCCCAAGGAAGCTGCAGCAGCCGCCGCATTAGCTACCGCCATATCCGCGTTCTGCTTCTTCATTTCGGCCAACGCTGTTACCGGGTCGTCAATAAACCATAGTAATTCGTAAAGGTAAACGTCCGGTACTTTTCCGGCTAGCTGGCTTACTATTTGGGCTATTTCCAGGTAGTTCTGCGGTAGATTCCGGTTAATCGTGTACGCTACCCATTCGGGATTATAAAGCACTACTGATTTCGGCGGCACTACTTCCCCGGTTAGTACGGCGTACGTGTCTTCTACCCCGGCTTCCATTAGCCGCTTAGCGTTAAGCATGTCCGTTAGTACGGCGATATGTTGCCGGATAGCGTTAGTAAAATACAGTTCCTTTTTCCCGGCCCGAATATCTAGCGCCGAATATTTTACCTTAATTTCGGTAGCTGTAGCGCCGCTTAAATCCCCCAGCTTTGGGATTTGGCCCATGTCGTGAATTGTATCCCGTACCCGGTCTAAATGATGTTCTACGCTGGCGTCGTCCTGGGTCTGTGCTATGAATTCGGCAGTAGATTCCTTAGCCTTTAGCACTATGGCCCGCGCTTTCCTCATTTTTATTACTTCGCCTTCGTCTGTATCGACGCCAGAAAGCAATAAAAACTGATCTAGCAGGTAATCTACCGTATTCGCTTTATCAGACATTACGGCGGCGTAGTTCTCCAGCAGGGATAAGATACCGTTACCCAGGTCGCTAGTTCCGTTAAGCTTAAGCCGTGTTTCGTAGGTCGCTGCCGTGCCATTCGTAAAGATAGCTACCGGAATACGCCCCGCCCTATGCTCTATCGGGTTACCTGTAGATACTTCGCTTTCGTCTAGCTCGTAGTTTTCCCCGGATTCGTCGGCCAGATAAAAGGTTACGTATCGTTCGTCGTAAACCTCTACCCGTTCGCGCTGCTCCAGTTCCCCGCCACTGTTTACTACGTCAATCATGTACTTTCGTAATACCAGCTGTAGACGCTTCCTGTCGTCGTAGACTGGTATAACTTCCTGTATGGGGAATTCGTCGTAGTCAATCTTCCCCTTTTCATCCACCCAGGATATTACCGGGCTGTAACCGCCTATACTACCCTGCCTAAGCTGTTCTGACAGTATACGCTGGGCTTCTTCTCCCCTAAGCAGCTTAAGGATGTCTTTACGGTACGCGTCTAGTACCGCTTTATCGGCTAGCTTTTCCTGGTCTTCTACCGTCCATATGATCGGCTTACCCGTTAAGTAGTCTACGACGGTATCTATGACTAGCTGCGCGTAGTTTACCTGTAACTTATGATTTGTATCGTCGCCCCTAGCCTTATCCCGCAAGTCGATACTCTCCAGATACCCGTCGTAAGCCTGCTGGAAGGCTACTACCTTGGCTTCTTCCAGCCAGCTTCCGTGTTTATCCAGTATGTCTTTTAGCCACTTGCCATTAGTAGCGCCCCAGGTAGCGGCGTTTACCGGGCCTACGGCCTGCGCTAGTGATTCCGGTACGATATTCGTTACGGCCAATTTATCCGGCCCCCTTTCGTATAAATTTCTAAACGCCTGGGTAAGCTTACATTACGCTGCTTCGGTCGAAGGCGCTAGCTCTCCTGGCGCCTGGGTTCTTGATAAAGTAGGCCGCCCGGATTAGCAGGAAGGCTACCGTAGCTAGGTCGTCATGCGGTACGTGCCCCACTTTACGCGGTTTAGCCGTACCGGGTACGTACCAGTTAATACTTTGCTGCCGTTTAGCTATCCGTAGCAGGTTTTCCAGCTGCCAGCGCATTTCCTCCCATAGTTCGGCCTGCTGCGGGTCGCCTTCCGGTCGCCGTGGTACTTTAAACTTATCAGCGGCTACGTAGTTGTAAGCCAGGTAGCCCAGCTTACTCTTATTTTCGTCGCCCTGGGCTTTAAACTTGTAGGCTTCTATTTCCAGGTTCGGCAGCTTTTCAATTAGGTAGTAGGCCAGCGGTTCGCCTATGCCCGTAGCGTCGGATACGCCGCCGATACAGCCCCAGTGTTTAATAATTGCTAGTATCTGTTCGCGCTGCTGGCTATGCGCTTTCCCTACCCACTGGTACAGACAAACGGGTACTACCGTCCCGTCTAGCAGTAGTTCCGCTATGCCCAGGTTAGTAGCGTCGCGCTTATGTACCCCTATGTCTACGTCGTCCACCGTGGTAGGGTGTTCTTCCTGCCCGGCTACGTCTACAGAAAACACGTAAATCTTATTCAGCTCCGGCCCTAACCTGGCCCGGAAGGTGTTAGCATAAATTCGGGCTATTTGCTCCGCATCGAAGAAACGGCCCTTACTGTCTACGAAGTTAAGCAGGTACTGGGTCTGGATAGCGATATGGTTTATACCCAGCCGCGCTACCTGCATTTCGAAGGCCTTCCGGTAGTTATCGTTCCCGGAAGCAATTACCCGGTAGGCGTCAATCTTAAAGACTAGCTTAGGCCTGTAGCCTAGTTCCTTGCCCAGGCGCCCTTCCATTTCGTACGCCTGCTGTAGGGCCTGGTAAATATGGCTTTCCTTCGTCCAGGCTACGCCGTAAAAGGCGGTAGTAGCATTCGCGAAAGCCGTCATAGGCTGCGCGTCCCGTTCCCATTTGTCCGTATCAATGTCCTGGGCTTCGTCACCCTCCAGCAGGGTAAAGGCCGTCTGGCTGGCTACGTTAGCCGTCGGGTTAATCGACAAGAACGCCCATTTATTCGTATCACGGGGCGTTCCCATATGGTACTTATAGCCGTCCGACTTCTTGAATAGACCTTTAGTAAGCACGCTACCAGCCAGGCCACCACTATCCGGCGTGTCTGCCCCTTCTAGCCTATCCATACTGGCTTGTACCTGCGGCTTATGCACTGGGGCGAATTTAAGGCCCGATACAGGTACCCCGAAATACCAGCCATAAAGTAAAAGGTACTGCTGGATAAAGGCGCTTATCTCATTCTTACCAGCCTGCCGCGAAATCATAATTACGAAATACCAGCCCAGCTTATTTAAGCAGCTGTAAAGTACGGCGTCTGCTACCTCTATTTGATAGTCGAAGGGGTCATTACGCCGCATTAAACGCCAGGCTTCCCGTATGTTTTCCGGCTTAAATAGCGCTTCGAAGTCGTCTATTACGTTGTACGGTACGCCCTGCTGCGCGGCCCTTACTGTCTTTGGTACCGCTGTAATGATAGGCGCCCCGCTTACCGGGTCTGTATCCTCCAGGTAGTCGAATTCGTATTTAAGGGCGCTGGTTCCGTCTACCGCCATACGAACGCTTCCCCCTCCGGTACGCTTAAAGATTCTTGACAGTAAGCCAGGCGTACCAGGTTACACGTTTCGCAGCGTCTACAGGTACACAATACGCCGTATTTACTCGACTTCTGGCAGCCAGCACACGCGCAGCCCCGGCAGTTATCTTCTGGTCTAACCATCGTTACCGCCTTCCTTCCTGGCTTGTGCTTGTCTAGTACCCCAGGCTACGGATACCTTACCAAACGACGCGGCCCGTAGCTCCTGGTTAATCTTGTCGATAATATCAGTACCGCCGCCCCCGTTAAGTCTGTCGTGCTTCTCTACCATGCGGGCCAGTGTGTTAAGCGCCCGGTCTAGGGCGTTATCCTCAATAGTCCCGGCATGGTAATAGCTGCGGGCGCCATATTCCCCGAAGTTAAAGTAAACCTTAGTAGCCTTTTCCGCTTCGGCTTCTCCTTTAGCGGTCAGGACTTCTTCGTACTTAGTTCGCCAGCCAGCCAGGTAATTTAGTATCTTAGCCTTAAGTATGGCTATTTCCAGCTCTAAGTCGGCTACTTTTCGTTCGCCGCTGTTAAGGCTTTCGAATATCTCCCGTTCGGCGGGGCTTAGAACGTTAGCGTAAAGGCCGTGTAGCCTAGTGTTCTGGCTAACCTTCGCCTTACCTTCCGGCGTCTTAGGCCCGGTACTACTGCCGCCGTGATATTTGCAGCGTCCCCAGCCTACGTGTTCCGTACCGAAGCCCGCCGGGTGTACGCAGGGTTTACCACTCTGTCGCCCTTTGGCCCCACAAACTAAGCCAGGATTCTTACGGCCCACGCGTATAAAGTTCATGGCGTCAGCTTTCGGATTAAATAACTTTTTAAGTTCCATATCGTAAGGGTTATAGTCTTCCGGCAGCGTGGGCCGAATATCTTTAGAACTTACTGCCATTAGCTTTCCCCCTTTCTGTAAATCTATACTTCATGCCTTCCTCATAATCTTTGTTTCGCATAAAAAGGGGCGAAGCCTGGTAAAAGGCCCGCCCCGGAAATTTTTTCCGTTTTTGTACACAAAAACTTAGTCTACCGTGATTTTACCATAAGTTCCCTAAACATGTCAATGAATACTATCGTACAGCTCCGAATAGTTAAGCGCCAACCCGTTCACGCGCCTATAAATATTGTCTACGGCAATATCACAGCGCCTGTAATACTCCGACTTCCCGTACCCCAGGATTCCCAACGCCTTACGAAGTTTCACCTTCGGGCCTGTCCACCGGAAGAAGACTACCCGCCGCAAATCCCTAGGCAGCTTTCCTATAGCATCATCCAGCATGATTTTATTTATCTTACCGCCAGTCATGCCGTCGAACGCCTTAGCCCCACTGTTCGCGGGCAGCGCGTCGGGCAACCTGTCGCCAGCCTTCACGGATTCCCAGTTCTCCAGCCATTCCCTTATAGCTGCCTTTGGTACGGTTCCGCGTACGTCTACCAGTTTTTACCACCCCGCAATTTTAAAAATTAACCCTAATAGTATAAATACTATTACTGTATACATATATAACTATAATAATAACTAAATATAATTAATAATATAATATTTATATATAATATATAGAGTATCTTTTTTCTTAGGGGGGTTACTTTCCTTTTCCCTACTAGCTGGGAAAGATTTTTACTTTTATACCCCCTCCAAAATTTTTACGATTTATATATTTTTTACATCGTGACCACTTCCCCGTATTACGTCATATTCGGCCGTATTTAACCGTTTTAGCCACCTGTAGTTCCCTAGTGTTTGCCCTCCCTCTAGCTACGTCTTACGCCGCCTAACGAAGTTTTACGTCTTTCGATTTACTTAAGGGTATTCGGAAAATAGTGTTGAAATATATTTGTTGCACACATTTTGTCCTCCTTAATAAATCGGATAACTGTGTTGAAATGTTGGTTTTCATGGTAGAATGGAGATTACTTGAAGAGCATTTCATGAGGATAATGAGTAAGTATGATTGATTGAAGCTGAGCCATGTATTCCCTTAGTTTTTCAAAGGTTGTCCAATTGTTTTTTCTTACTTCTGGGTCTTTATATTTCTCTGATTCCGCAATCAACATCATTTGGTGTTGTTGTATTTTTTTATGTGTCTTAGTGGTCATGTCTTTAGGTTTTTCGGTTAGGTCGAAGAAACCTGGAGTTGGTTTATAAGTCAATATCTTCATCCCTCCAAAACGATTCGTCTATCCTTATCCACTTGTTTCCGTCCCAATTAAAGCTACTGCCACTATCCTTTGTGAGAATCCATTGAAGCGACCACGAATTTAAATACCCCCATGTTGAGACTTTGATAGTGTCATGCTTACCATCAAACATTTCCAAGACAGCTTTTATCGATTTCTTTTTACCCTTTGAAGAAGTGGTTTTTAGGATACTAGAGAACGGTAAGGGTATGTTTTGAGGTATACAGTCTCTCAATGCCCTAGCAACTATCTGAGCATCCTCATAAACGGCTTTAGAACCGATTTTAGTGCCATATAGACAGGTTAAACTTGGATGACTATACACTTTTGCTTATCCTCCTTTTTGAGATTTTAAGAACTCCTGAAGTTCTTTAGATTGAAACAGGACGGATGAACTACATTTTGGACAGTCATACCATGTACCACAGAATTTTTGTTCGTAAGTCTGACCTAGTTGTTGTCTTAGAATCATCTCCCCATGTGAAGCACTAGTTGGACATATTGGTAAACACATGGGTAATAAATATCCATTCATTTAACACCTCTCTCCGTTTTCAACCAAATAAACACATTCGTATTCAAAATCTTCAATTATTGTTCATATTCTTCGATTCTCATTCAGATAGTCACGATTACTCAGAATAGGTCATGCAACACCTCCCAGAAAGGATTTGATTTATGGACATTCTAGGATTAAAGAGTTTAAACACTACCGAATCTAATGAACTTGATACCGTCTTTCGTATTCAGGCTGAAATGAAGGATGCACCTATCTGTTGCCAGAAATGCGGTAGCGTAAGGCAACACAACCTCTCTAAGTACGGTAAAAAGACTCAATCCTATATGGACATCCCTATAAGGGGTAAGCGTGTCTGTGTCTTTGTTGACCGTCAAAGGTATATCTGTCGTGATTGCGGTTCTACCTTTCGTGAAGAACTTCCTGATATGGATGATAGTCATATGGCAACCAAACGCCTTGTAACGTACATTCAGCAACAGTCATTGCTTAAAACTTTCACTAGTCTTGCAGAGGATATTGGACTTCATGAGAAGACTATCCGTAACATCTTCCACGCCTACGCAGGAGGGCTAAATAAGGCTTATAAGCCAGTTATCCCTAACTGGATAGGTATTGATGAAATCCATATAATCAAAGCCCCTAGATGCGTTATTACGAACATCGTGAACAATTCTTTGATTGACATGTTACCTGGAAGAACTAAGGCAGAAGTCTACGCTTGGTTCTTAAAACTCCCTAAGAGAAGACATGTAGAGTACGTCACAATGGATATGTGGCGACCCTATAAGATTGTCTGTAACGAACTGTTACCTCATGCCAAGGTTATAGTTGATAAGTTCCACATCGTCAGGCTTGCTAATTACGCTCTGGATACCATCAGAAAGGAGACAAGAGCCAATCTGACAGGCAGGACTAGGACAACCTTGCTACATGACCGTTTTATCCTTCTAAGGCGTAAGCACACCCTTTCTGCAAGAGAGAATGAGATATTAGACTCTTGGGTTGACCACTACCCTTCCCTGTACAACGCTTACTGCCTTAAAGAACTGTTCTATACTATCTTTGAGTCAGGTGATAAGAAGATTGCTATTGAACAGTTTCAGCAATGGAAATCGTTAATCACAGAGGATATTGCACACTCATTCAATCCATTAGCTAAGACCTTTGAGAACTGGCAAGAAGAGATAACCAACTACTTTGACATGCCCCTTACGAACGCTTATACAGAGTCATTTAATAACCTAATCAGAACTACAAATCGTATGGGTAGAGGATATTCTTTCGAGGTGTTGAGAGTTAAAATGTTGTTCGGTAAGAAGAAGAAAATTACTCAGTCTGTTAAGCCACCAAAGGGAATTGATAAGAGTTTGAGTCTAATCGAACTACCCATTGGAATGATTCCTGAGTTCTATGTTCAATCCAAGGGAAGAGTTTCTCGTTTACACAAAGCTGACTGATTTCAACACACTTTTCCGATTACCCCATCTTTTCTAATCTCCGGGCATGTTTTACACTTTCC